GGATAGGTCGACACATGGAGTACGTTTTCATAAACGTACAAAACGATTTAACTCATAAAGCATATAAGCATAAAATGGAACAAGGAAATTAAATAAAGAATAACATAAAATCCTAAACAGGTAAGGTAATTTAGCGTAGAAGCCCGCGACCAGCTTCTAGCATAGACTTGATAGTCTTACCATTCTTGTTAAGGAAGTTAGCACCTCGATCAACATATTTGACAACCTTTTCGACAGAATTCACACAAGCAAGCCCACGTTCGACATCATTGGTAGACCCTATATAGGGTTTTCCTTGATTAGACGGAACAGGATTAGTTGCAGAATTTGAAGAAATGGCAGGGGTACCTTCAAGATGGTATATAGTCTCGATTTGAAATGCAGAAGTGTTGACGGGAACACCCTCGAAGTAGAGGACGATTCCGACACCACCGCGCATACGCGTCGGGTCTTTATAACCAACTGAAGAAGTACTAACAGTACCACCAGAAGTTAAAACAGAGACTTCATCACCAGTTTGAAAACCAGTAAAGACTTCACCATTTGCTTGGGGTAACTTGAATTCCCAAAAGGAGTTGCTAGTGTACATTCCCGAGAACTCGAGGTCACCGTGGAGAAGATCTCCGACGGTAAATTCAAGTCCTGTAGGGAGTTGTAAAAGAGCAGACGATTTAAGAACTGAAGCAGGAACACCCATAACTGGTAAAATACCAGTCACAAGAAAACCTGTGTTATTAATGTCAGAGTATGTTGGGACTGCATCGGCAATAGGTAACATAGCAATAATAATTCTACCAGTGGCAGATAACTCGGGTTGAAGATTAGAAATCTTTATCCCCCAAGAAACTACACGAAAGGATTCCATAGCATCAGACATAGCTCCAATACCTGAACTAGCAAACAAACCGTTATTAACGTTTGATGTAGTGGCACTGTAGCGAGTCATAGCTGATGAAATAACAGAATTTTTAGTTGTGTCAATTACATGTTGTAGATCAATCATGGAAAAGATAGGATTAGGTAACACGACGATACCACCTGACGTAGTCGCAGCCTCTGTACCAATGACCGTAGTCTGATGCAGATGAAAGCTTTGAGTAGGAAAGGGGAAAGGATCGGGTACCCGACAGCCTAAGGAAGACGGAGCGAATGGATCAGATAAGGCATGGGCGAAGGTCGAAAGACCTTCTTCACGTGACATATTAGACCGATTAGGACCATGTTTCTTGTTTTTACTTTTCGGAGGTTGTGGTTGTTGTTTCTTTTGTTTTGGTTTCTTTGCACCTTTGAGTGCGTTAGTAGCTAAAGTGAGAGCGGCAAGAGCAGCGGGAAGAGTCATGATATAGACCTTATAGGAGTCCTTGAGAGGGCTCCTGTAAAGGTGCAATGAGGTTGGCAATAACCCCATCGATCAGACTATCCACTGCGTCAATTACAACTAAATGACTCAAATTATCTTCAAAAGATTTTACATCTGGAATTTCGGATTTAATAATCTGCCAGGGATAAGCACCAGAAAGTGCATCCTCAAAGCCAAACCAATCAATCTTACCGCGATAGCGGTTAGACGAGTAGAATGCCTTGATAGTTTTGGAATCGAGTCCTCGAAACCGTAACTCTGGCTTATTAAGATTTTCAATCGTATGGCACATAAGCACGTCTTCGTCTCTTTCGTCTTTTGGCAGTATAAAGCCAGAAGGGAGAGGTTCGTTAACATGTTTTTGCCACCAAATAGTTTCACCATGGTAAGGCGAATGGACTACAGGCTTGTTCTTATCAACCATAGTAATAGTAGACATTGAGATCGTCCCAGTCTTGGGTGCATCACGTAAATCAGCTATTTGATTGTGTAAAAACAAAGCAAGTTGTCTCTGCTTCTGGGTAATCAGGACCGGAACCTCCGGTACTGGCCGTACAAAGCCGAGACCTCCAAGAATCTTCGGAAGAAAAAAGTTATAGAATCCACGATGGGAAACATCAGATAAAGTATTCTTATGGTAGTATAAAAAGCGCTTGTGCACATCCAATTTGTTGGAAGCACCGGCTAGAACCTTATTATACAAATCCCAAACAGGTAAAGTTTCACCAATTATACCAGACTTAGATTGACCTATTAAAAGACCAACATTAAGATAGGTATTCTCAGTTAACTTATCTGTGGCTTCATGGTAATGAAAACACTGTGAATTGATAGTAAAGGTGTTAGGATGGACATAGTTCTTCCCGACAGAAAGCTGAAAACCAGCAATGGTTATCACTCTCAACCAAATCACGTAAAAACGATCATTAGTGCGGAAGTATATATCGTCACCATTCACCAAAACAGGCAAATCAAATACGGATACCTTATATGGACGTCCGGTATTACCAATATTAATGTATTCTTCTAGTGCCAATTTGTAGCAGACCAGATTGGCCAAGCATAAAATAGGAAATGAAAGAATTGAGCCCATAAGTTGGCCGTTCTTCTGATCAACAGAGAAACATTCATCATTAGGGGTGACATCAAGATGGGAAAACTTAGAACGAAGATTTTTTGCATAGCGTTTCGGGTAGCGCAGACGTTGCGCATATAAAACTTGACGATAGATATCTCTATCTTCGTCAGAAACCTCAAGTTTTGTAAGGAACTCTTCAAAGAGTAACTTAGTAAAATTGATGTTTAGCTTATCAGTAGCTGCTTTATAATCACCAGAAACGTGTTGATTGAAATCAAGTTTAAACCAGCCAAGTTTCGGACAATATTTGCGAACCGAGACCTCGAGATCAATTTCCTGGTCCCAAACCTTCCTGAAATCTTCAGGTTGGAGTGGACGGGTAGTTAATACGAGGGAAGGAAAGCGATTAATGTACGATTTCATAGCTTTTTGTAAGGGTTTAGAGGCATAGCAGAATAAGCCAGTAGACTTAGTTATAGTGCGAATCTTAAGGGGTTCAGTCAAAGGAATAACAGCTGTGTCCAGCATAGGCTGGGATGACAGTTGAATATTCTCTTTCTGTTCCGCGGTAAGGCACCAATCAAAATCTTTAGCAATATCAGCCAGGACAGACCTGGTTTTAACATGATCACGACAACGCTGTAAAACATCATCCATGTCAGGTAAAGTATAGGTAGTGTTTGTCACAACTTTGCCCTTAGCATAGATCGGAGGCGATTCGATCAATGTGAGGGAAAGTTCATCAACTATCTGCATGTAAGCACCCCCATTATCCCGACTCTTTTCAAAGCAGGAATTATGAGAAGGCTCATACGTACTAGTAACAAACGGTTTAGCCGTAGTTTTAAACAGAGACTTAACAGTCGATGAGAAAACTGAGGTAATAACGTCAATAGAGCGAGTCTCGAGGAGATACTCGTCAGTTGAACGCAAAACACCAGGTGAATCATAATAGTCAAGAGGTTCCATTTCATAACCCGTATAGGCATTAACAGTAATGTTATGTGATACGTGTTCAGGCGGAGTTGTCATAGCTAAGACATGAGACTCTAATTCTTTCGAAAGAAAGGAATCAGGGACAGTCGCACATCCTCTTTTAATCCCCTGTAGAAAGGAGAAGCCAAGAGATCTAGCTAACGAATTATTAGAATTTATCTTGTTCTTAAGGAATCTTTTAACATGGCCAGTCCAAATCCAAGGAGAGCCGACAAAAGTCGACGGTCTCGGTGGAAGATTTGAAGCGGAGGGGTCGTAGCCGTCGATCCTAAGTTGCTCTAGATTGTCAGATGAAAGCTTTTCATAAGACATTTTTGAGTACTTGTGGTAACCAACGTTACGACGATCCATGTACAATGCCATAGGACAGGCAGTGTGATACTTAATTGAAGAAATCCAATTATCCGGATGTATAAGTGAAGCATTTAAGAATAATTTTTGTTGTTGTTCCAAGGGAAACATCTGATTAAAGTTAGGGAATAAGTCAATGAGAACACTGACTTCAGAGGCACAAAATGATATAACATCCATAAAGAAGCGAGAACGACAGAGGAAAAATGTTGCGGGATAAACAGAAGAAATGAACTTAGTGATTAACTCACTTTGCTCAATTCGACTGGTTTTCCAACGACATTCTAAATTGTCATCCCTCGTTTTAAGAAGAGCTCCGCGTAGGAACTCTTCAACAAAAACAAGGTCTTTACAGACAGATACATTCTGCACCCGTAATCCCTTCGTTGCTTTAATCAGCAACTTAGAAATATGAGTGTTAGTTGTTACCAGGACTAGC